AATGGAACGACCAAACCCCCGCCTTGTTCGTGTCGCTCACTTTCCGATCAAGCTTCAGCGTCCACTTCCCGGCCAATCGAATCACCAGCATCACCTAGCTCCGTAGGAAAAGGCCGTAGTCTACTCCTAATCCTGACAGGCCTGATTCGCAGCCAGGAGCTGCGCCTCGTAACCGATCCTCTGCCGGCGCTCGGCCAGCAGCGCTCTGACCTTGGTCTGTAGATCGTCGCCTTTTCGCAGCCCAGCAGTTGCCCAGGCCGGCACCTCGACCGCTGGCACCCGGCATGGCACCGCCACCGGTACTTCTACGCGCACCGTGCGCGGCTCAGGCTCGACCTGGCCGGCGCATCCCGCCAGCGCGAACACCACCAGCATCAGCACCATCCTCATAGGCCCAACTCCTGATCGATGACCGCCTCGGCGGCCGCACACTGCTCACCGGCGGTTCGCTCACGTACCAGGCGCTGGGCTTCGGCATACTGCTCCGCGGCCTGCTGCCGTCCCCGATCCACAGCCTGCGCGGCATCCCGGGCGCGCTGTTCGCCGGCCACGCGCAGCGCGGCAACCTGCCGGACCTGCTCCGCCACTGTGGCCTCCAGGCTGCCCCGGGCGGCGCGGCAGGCGACCAGATCCGCCAGCGCAGCACCGAGCTGCGGCCGGTAGTGACGCGCGCCGAGCCAGACACCGCCGGCGGCGCCGAGGCCGACCAGAAGCAGGCAGGCCAGCGCGACCGATAGAACGCGGGCGGAGATCACGACAGCACCCTCTTCGCCCGCTCCCACAGCGCCAGGCGCTCCGCCTGGCCGTTCGTGCCGCCGTTGATGCGCCGAGTGATGGCGGCGAACTCGCCGCGGTCGGCCAGGTCGTTCAAGCCGTGACTGGCCCACCACCAGGCCGCCGAGATCGCCGCCCACTCCGGTTGCTCGAGAAGCTCGGGTTCCTGCTCCAGCGGCTGGCCCAGCCCGGCGCCGGCGGCGCGGTAGTTCGCCCGGCCGGTGATCTGCAGCAGCCCGCGCCCGCGGTAGCACCAGCCATCGCCGGACGCCTCGTCGCCATTGCCGTTGCGCGAGGCGTAGGCGTTGTTGGCGATGGCTCGGGGGTTGCGCGCCAGGCGCTGCGCCAGGGCGTTGGGCTGGCCGTCGGCGCCGAGGTACCGGCTCGGCCAGGTCGCAGCCAGGCCGCGGGCGCTGTAGTTGAGGTTCTCCACCAGCCGGGTCAACTGGGCGCTCTCGTGCCCGATCTGCGCCAGGAACGCCGCCGCGCGCACCGGCGAAGTGATACCGAAGCGCGTCATCCCGCGGTTCAGCGCACCAACAAAAACGCCGGCTCGAGGGCCGGCGTTCGGGAGGACATGCAGCAACTGCTGCTCAGTGATAGGCATACGCTCTCCTGAAATAAAAAAGCCCGCTTCTTAGGCGGGCTTTTATTTATCTGAAAAATTAATTCGTCATATAGCTAAAGTTTATAGTCAATGAGCATCCCTTATCCCAATTGAACGGATAGTCAGATGAAATTGGCTTTCCGTCCACCTCAATCAAAAGCATTTTCTTCTCAACATCGATAAATCCATACCCGATGAAGTCCTTTTCCGAGCTACTGTCATACAGCCTAGCCATGAATCCGCCCTGTGGATCATTACCTACCTCATTGACTGGAAGGAGAAATCCCCATGCAGAAGAGTCAAGAAACTCTGTGCGCTCTCCTGCCTCAAAGAACATTTGAACATGGCATATGCCGTTATCCAATGAATATCTTCCTTCAATTACCCCGTCTCTCACAGAAACGCCCCAGTCGCTAGGAGTGAAGGAAAATGACTCAGCAAGTCCGCCCATAATTCACCATGAGTTAAGTTGATGGAAGGTTTCATCATACCAATCATGGACACAGAAAGGCGAAATCAAACGAAGTGGAATGGATTGCGCCCGATATTCCATGACCGCTCGATCTGCCGAAACCGGCACGCTAGGCGCAAGAGCCAGGATCACCTGCTCCCGACCACTCCATCCTCCGGCTTGCTAAATATACGTCAATGACGTATATTCAAGGAATGCGAACAGTCATCGAAACTGAGATTTTCAAGCGCTATGCAGACAACATCTGGAGCGACCCCGAACGGGAGGAGTTCATAACGTGGATTGCCACCAACCCCCTAGCCGGAGATGTAATCCCAGGATCAGGCGGGCTTCGCAAGGTGCGTTGGTCTCGTCCTGGCATGGGAAAGCGCGGAGGCGCGCGTGATTTATTACAACGCCGAAGAGGCGCAAGCCATCTGGCTACTGATAGCGTACACAAAATCAAAGTTCGATAACCTACCAGCATCCACCTTGAGCAAATTGAAAGAGGCCATGAATGGATAAGGAACTTGAAACTTTCGAGGCCGATCTCCTCGCCTCGATTGACGAAATGAAGAAGGGGAAGGCTGCCCGTTCGACGCAGGTCGAACTTTCTCCGATTGCAGAGATTCGTGCAAAGGTCGGAATGGCGCAATCTGAGTTCGCACTCCTCCTGGGAGTTAGCGTTCGTACGCTACAGGAATGGGAGCAGGGTAGAAGGTCTCCTTCTGGAGCAGCGAAGACCTTAATTAAGGTTGCAAGCAAGCACCCGGAAACGCTTCGCGAACTGCTCTAGCTTGGTTACGTCGAAAACTCAACCGGATAGTTAAAATGAAAAACAAATCAGCAAGAACTATAGACGAGTATACGAACTCCATGTTCAATCTCCGCACCGATGAGACAGAAAAAATATCAAAAGAGATAATCAGTCTGCTCATCGGCACGGCCTTTTTTATCGCTATCGCAATGGCATCCGAGTATTTTAGCGAGCCTAGTAAATCACACCATCAACAAACGGTCGCTCCCCACGTGCAACGCTAACCGCAAACCGATGAGTGCTTTTAGTGTTCGATGAATTCGGCGTTATTGTTACTCCTGCCTGAGATATATTTACAACTCCTGAATTTGCCCCATTTGCCTCAAGCTCCATCTGTCCAGTTACTGGAAAGTCAACGAACACGCCAGAGTCAGAAGAGTATGTTCCAGAGAACGCAACAGCGGAAGTCCCAGAGACACCAGAGATATAAAACCTAAAAAGAACATTCGCGCCATTGTTTCGAGTTGCAGTTATCACTCGACTCGGAGGTATCGAACCAAAGTCAGCATTCTTTATTGTCGTGCTTGTAATTGATATCGACATCCACCAATCATGATAGTCTAGCGCTTGCTTTTTCGAACTAACTGAAAGGCCAAGCTTCTTAGCAATAGTCTCAGCAATATACTTATGTCCATGAACGTTTGGATGGGAGCCATCCGAAAAGAGTTTAATGGTATTTACAAGATAATTTGCATCTGCTGGCTGCGATCCTTTTCTAAAGAAATCAGCAAACGGGATGTATAGGCCCTGCGTTTCGTCAGCTAGGCGCTTTAGCTGCTGTCTTGTATTGTTTGTATCTGGGTAGCTCCACAAAAAATCAGGTACCACTACGGGTACGCCATTTTGATTTGAATAGATTATCAGCCAATCAATTCTTTTTACGAACTCATCATAGTACGCCGTATCAGACTCATTGTCTGACGCATCATTGATACCCAGTGCCATGATGAATAGAGAGGTTCCTGTCATCATCGAACTGATGACAGACTCATCAACCCAGCGAAGCCTACGGCCAGAGTTTGAAAAATTATGCAGAGCCGACTGACTATAGGCGTTCGCATATGAAAAACCAGAAAATTCAACAGTTGCGGCAGATGTAGTAACAACCTCGATTACACATTTCCCAAACCCATTATCCTTCAGTGTTACAGCTTGGCCTTGCAAAGCGTTTACAACTGAGGCCTGTGTATTCACACTAGCTACTACCGATCCGTTAACTTTTATGTCAAACGTTCCCCCACCAGGCCTTGCGACGTAGTAAACCGTGCATGCGTCCTGAAATGTTGGGATTGTCGACCTTATGATGTTGCCAACCTCATTTGACACCCACGACAACCCTTGAGGAACATATGATCCGCTTTCATTCGATCTATAAACCCAAGAGTGGGTTCCTGATGTTTTTGCGAAGTCGATAGAGTGAATTTCATTAGATGTATTCCCAGCACCGTCAACGAGAGACATCAGCGGCGTGAATCCATAAGTTAGAGTACCGATCTCGTTGTATAGCATTCTTCGCAGGAGATTAACCCAGCCATTCCGGTATATTCTCCCGGCAAAAGCTCCGTGAGAAATAGAATCACCAAGCACATACATAGTTGGGGCACCTGAGATTCGTGCTCTTACTCTTGTTAGCATCTGCGCGTTACCAAATGCGCCAGTCGTCGCTAAGTTAGATGCTTCCTCAGCCTTTCCATCAATCTCATTTATTGCATAGCCAACGGTGCTAGCAGGGTATTCCACCGATGCGCTATAGCCAACCATGCCCCCCCCAGGGCTCAGACTTAATTGCTGGCGCAGAGCCTGGTCTGACCGAACAGTCAGTAGAGGCTCATCGGCTGCCCACGACCCGCTCAGTGTGAAGGGGAAGCTTGCGGGAAGGCGAACGCTGTAAAGATTCCCCCCACGCTGGATCAGTTGGCTCGAACGATCGACAGTCAGCGGAGTTCCGTCGACGTAGATCAGCGGAACAGGCTCGAATGCCGTGCCGATCAGGAAGTCGTTGACCTGTTGTTCCAGTCCAAACCAGTTTTTTCTCGAAACGCCGAATCGGTCACTCCATGCAGCGTTCGCGCGGTCATTCATCGCCGCGTCTAGGTTCTCGGCGTTATCGTACAGATCACGCGGGTCTTTAGAGCCTAGCGGGTTACCGGTGGCGTAGGTCGTCATGCAAATTCTCCGGGCATGAAAAAGCCCGCTCTATGGCGGGCTATGGTTTTTCGTGTGCGGTCAGTTTGGGGCGCTGGCGTTGTCGTAGGTGTAGACCCTGGGGTCGTAGTTCACCGCACGAACGGATGCCGAGGTATTGCCGTTGGGATCGATGGAACTGATCAGGGCCGGGTATGGGTTTCCCAGCAGCAGGTGTGGAGGTTCGATCTCCCAAGAAACATCAGGGATGAAATCGATGCTGGGAATGCTCAGCCGGTAGTCGTCGATCCTCGACGCCGGATATCCACCGGAAACCGTTCCGTCTGGGCGCCGCAGGTAGAGCGCTGGCGAGTTCAGCAGTGACCAGTCGAGCGGCTCGCTGGACTCGATCAGGACCGAGCTTCCAGAGATCACGAACGATTTCAGGTATGCGCTCTGTGCCAGGCCAGGGCCGGGAACATCGCCGGCAAGGGCATCGTAGTCCCAGAACTCGCTGTTCAGCGAGTCCAGGCCGGTATCGAACGAATACTCTGTTCTCCGGTATCGCTGAGCCATCCGGCGGCGCATCCCGTAGCGCCAGGCGCGATCGCGGTTTGTGACACCGACAGCCGTGATCTTCTCGACCTTCCTGCCGACATCCCCGGGCAAGCGGCACTGGACGGTATCTTCTATCCAGCCGTTGGCATTGACGAACTCAACATCGACTCCGTCATAGTCGTCCTCAGACGGAGCGCTGATGCTGATCCTCAGCGGACCATCCATGTTCTGCGGCGAGTACATGTGCCCGAATGTGGTCCTTGGTTCGTCTCGGGCTGCGGAGATCACGCCGCGCTTGATCGTCTTCTCCGCATACCCGGCGGCAAGCACATCGTCCATGACCTGCGCGACCGTGACCTTACCGTCCTCGTAGATCATGTCGAACGTGTCGCCGCGGTCCTTCCAGATGGCGTCAAGCCGATCGAGCTCTTCTAGGTCGAGGTCGGCGTCTGTGTAGCCGCGCTCTTTGGCGATGTAGCAGAGGAACGGGACGATGTCTCGCGTAGCGATCTCGCTCGTCCATGCACCGTTCTGCCGAGTCGGTAGCATGCGAGTAGCTTCCACCGAAACGCGGCTTTCGGTCTGCGCTGCGATACGGTCAGACGACCGATACCTGACGGCCATTGTTGTGACGCCGGCGTAGGACGATGGAGCCTGGAGGCGCGCGCGCATCCCGTACCACTGGGTGCGGTCCCGGTACTCGGATGTTGAGTTGCCGCCCTGGTTGACGAACACTTTTCTGATGCGAAACTCGGGCCGCATCATGTACGGCAGCGAGATGCCGTCCGTAAAACCCTGCTGGTCGAGAGAACTGCCAGCATGGTTCTTGCTGACCGTCGTCCATGCGCCGCCGATGGCCATGTCTCGCCACTGGATGTCGTAATAGGTGCGGATCTGGTAGATCTGCCCTTCCCTGCCTACACCGCAAAGCCCTTCCGGGCAAAATACGTCGATCTCGACGAAGTTGGTCTTCTCCGATACTGGGCACGCCGGGAAGGGACCGCGCCAGCCCCCTTCTAGGCTGGTCGGATCAATGGTGACTCGGGACGTAGACGAGTTGAGAGCGGTGAATCCTGGCCAGTCAACATCGACACCGCCCGCACTGGTCAGCCGCTCGACGGTGAGTTGCTGCGCGCTGTACGCCGTGATCCGATAGCGCAGCCCACGCGGGCCGATTGCTGCATTTCCGGAGCCGGTCTGCAACGCATTGGCCGGCGAACCGTTGCTGTAGTTGAGCGTCATCGACGTTGAGGTGATGTCGTTCACCAGGTAGAGGCCGCCGTTGGTGCCGACCACCTCGATCTCATCGCCAACATCCAGCCCGAGCTGAGCGATATCCCCCGTCACGACGTCGCGATTCGTCCCGCCGCCATCGTTCACCGAATAGGGGTACATCGCCTCAACCCGGAGGATCGTCCCCGCAACCCAGTCAGAGGGGAACGACCCGGCTCCGGCAGAAATGATGATGTTCGTTCCGGAAAACGTGAACGTAGTTGCCGACGGGTTCGGGGTGAGATTGGAACTCTCGGTCAGGTCCAGGCCGGCATTACCAGTCGAGCTCGCACCAACTTCCTCAACCAGGTGCCACCAGACCGATGCCGGGTGCCCGCTGACGTTCTGCCCTGGTTCGAAAATTTGGAAAGAGGCATCAGCGCGCAGTGCCAGGAACGACGTGTCACCGATTTTCGCTGCCCCTTCGGCGATCTGGAACCGACCACGGCCAATACACAGGAGCATTTCGGTCCACTGCTCACGCGGACCGGCGAAATACTTCCGGGGCGGCAGGATGTAGTCTGGATAAATCAGACGACGGCCAGCGACTTCGCGGATCGCATCGCCGAGTTTTACCTTGTTCCCGCGCGCGCTAGTTTCAGAGAGCGACGCGCCCTGCCCGGGGTTCGTCGGCATGCCGGGCAATTGAGGCATGAGCATCCGAAAAACCGATTGCGCCCCCTTGAAAAGGGCCGCAGTAATCGTGAACGGATCAGTCCCGCGCGGGAGCTTGTAGATCCTCACAATGTCGCCGCGGTCGATGATGCGCTCGGCCCACTCACCGGGATGGATGAACTCCTCATGGGCCTTTTTCTGCTTGTCGGTGAGGTCATCGCAGAGCGCAACCTCAGCGGGGACAACACCGATAGAGAACGGGTGGACGTCGTGGCAGCGGTACCCAGGCGAATTCGCGGTCAGCCAGGAATGAATCGTCATCCTGCGGCCGATCGGATGCCGCTCCAGCGGTTCTCCGTCAAGGAGCGATGGGTAGATTTCGATCACGGTAGAAGACCACCTTGGAGTATTTGTCGGAGAACTTCTGGAGCGGGGTGAGTGAAACCCCGCTTCCCGGGTTGATTTCGAGAACCCGGAGGCGTCCATCCACCTCAACCAGCAGACCTACGTGATCGAGCAGCCGCCCTCTGTAGGCCGCGGCGATGACCCCAGGTCCTGGCTCGCATTGCTCGAGCGCGCGCTGGATCTCCGTATCGCACGCCCTTTGCATCGAAACCGGGGTGCGCCGCGTGACACCGCCGAAGTCGGTCAGCATCGGCAGCCCGAACAACTCAACCCGCGCGATGAGCGTCAGGCCCCAGCAGTCAAGGCACGGCAGGGCCCGTCCGCCCTCGGTATAGATGGCGGTGAGGTATCTGTTCGGCATGGGGTCAGGGCCAGTATTTGAGGCCAGGGAACTCGCTAACGTTGTAGATGTGGCGCAGCGCGGCGGTGTTGATGAGGTCGTAGTAGCCGGCTTCTACCTGGACAGTGAGGCTTTCGAAGTCGACCCCTTTCACGCGCATCCGATACGGCCGCTCGGCCGGCGCAGTCAGGTCGCTTTTGAGGTAGATTCGCAGGACAAGCGTGACCGGCTCTCCGGCGTCGATGGCCTCGGCAATATATTGCTGAGCAAAGCCAGTCACGTTGTCGATCGCAAAGCCAACGTTCTGGTTCCCGCTGTTGTCGCGCTTCGGGATCGAAACGTCGATAGCGCCAGCGATGAATGTCAGTAGCCGTCCGTCTTCTGTCATGCAGGTCAGGTCTTTGAACCCCTGACAGATGAGGATCGGATCGGGCCTGGAGGGCCGAGTAATCTCGATCGTTGCAATCGGAAGATCCGGCCCATCCGATGCATAGAACCGCTCAAGAGCCGTCGACATGGCGAGGCCACTCCATGTTCATTGCGATGTCGAAGATATCCGCGAGGAGGATGTACTCGGGCAGAATCTCGGCCCACCCAGCATCGATGACGGGGCGCTCACGCAACTCCAGTGTGGCGGTGAAATCCCAGAGCGAGATACTGCCGCTGACCAACTTTGGACCGTCATAGATGTCGGTGAATCTGGCGGCATACGCACGCAAACCATCAGGAGTCTCCGGCGTCTTTAGCGGGCATTCGAACCAGTGGTAACCATCCACTAGAACATCACGAAACCATGCCTCAAACAGCATTGCCTCGCTGTCGCTGAGCCTCCACCTGACGCTTGCCATAGTTGGAGTAGCGGTGAAGTGACGCCTCTGCCTCGCCCTCCCCGTCTGCATCTCCGTGCGGATTAGAGGGCTAACAGGGGTAAGCCCATAGCCCTCCCGCTGAGGCGGGCAGATATTTGGGTACTGCTTCATGTCCCGCTCCTTCGAATTCCGAATGCCTGGGCAATCGCTCTGGATGCCGGGCCGTCGCCATTGATGTCAGCCACGAACACTTCCAGGAACTCTTGTCGCCCATCTCTCCGGCGCTCCACCTGGCCTGCACGGGCTTTGTTCTCCACGATGTTGACGGTGGTATTCCCGCTCTGTCCCTGGTTTGACCGAACGTCATCAAGCGTCCTGTCGAGCTTTGCGCTCGTCTCTGCCGTCGTCACCCTCTCGCCCTTCTGGAGTAACCAGGTGCCGGTCTCCGGAACAGCATCAATGCCATCGTGAGCCATGCCAGCAAGGGCGGACGCAGCAACTCCGGCAACCATTGGAGCGGTGATGCCGGCAGCCGAAGCAGCCGCCGCCGGAGCCAACAGCGGGCCTACGATTGGGATTGCAGCGGTGCTCGCAAATGCCGCCAGTTGAGCCTGGAAGGCAGTTGCTTGTGCGTTCGCGATGAGAGTAGAGGCGGCGCTAGCCTGAGCAGCTTTCCCGCTCACCAGTTGCACCGCCTGATAGACCAGCCATTGGGCGGCCATCTGCGCGAGGGCATTGATGATGCTTGTGGCCATCGTCTGCGCGATGTTCTTGAAAACATCGGCAAGACTCTCGCCGTCCATGATCATCGAAGCGATGCCGTCTCCTACAGCAGATGTGAGCCCGTCCAGTGTCTGCGTGGTGAAGTCGGCAGCTTGCTGTTGATAGTCCGTGGCTGTGTCGCGATAGTTCTCCCAGGCAGACGTGACGCCATCCAACCAGTTGCTCTGAGCCTCATCCTGAGCTGCGTAGTACTCATGCTGGATTTCCAGGCGCTCGGCCAGAGCCTGGCGCAGGAGGTCAGTTTCTTGGTCGTAGAGTTCCTTGCTGATTTCTGCGCTGTTGAACTGCTTCTGGAGATCGGCAAGCTGTTTGTTGTAGTCCTGCTGGATCTCCAGGTCTGCGCGCAGTCGCTCTCTCAGCTTGTCGCCGCTGCCCGATCCGGCCAGTTCAATCGCAAAACCTGCCCGAGCAGTTGCGTTCGATTCATTGAGCGTTGCACGGAAAGCCTGAGCTTTCGCCGCATCCTCGTTCGCCTGCTTTAGCTGCTTCAGGCGGTCAAGCTCTTCCACCAAGCCATGCAAGCGTTTCTGCTGCTCGGCATTGATTCCAACCAGCTTGCCCGACTCGATTTCGAACTGAAGCTTTGCTACCTCGGTGGCATCCTTGCGCTTGTCGACTTCCGTGTTGATCAGCGCTATCTGTCGCTGATACGACTGCTCAACCGTTTCGTAGGCGCTTTGCAGCTTCTTAGCAGCAGCCTCGGCTTCTTTCCCAGCTTCCTTCTGCTCCTTGGTAAGAGCCTTGAAAGCTCCAGGCTTATTCGCCTGCTCACGAAGCGAAGCTAGCGTTTCGGCCAGCTTGGCTACCTGCCCATTGGTTCCACCCGTTCCGGCGCGGTCGATACTGTCCATAATGCCGGCATACTTGGAGACCGTATTGGACAGGTCTTCTGCTGCCACACCGGCGCTGGCCTTGATTCCGTCCCAGTTTTGCGCAAGGCGTTTAGCAAGCCCGGCGGGGCCGGACGCGAGTTCCAGCCACGTCACTCCATCAAAACCAGCCCTGGCCGTTGCTGCGGCGCCAGCAATCGATTTCCCCACCAGCTCGAATGCTGCGACAGCGCCAATTGCTGTCTTCGCTATCCAACGGAACGAATCGGCAACGAATTCGCCAACACTCACCATCGCCGTGCCTTCCTTGGTCACGTCGAATATAGAGTCAGCGAGATCGCTCAGAATTGGTATCAGCGCTGTGCTTAGTTGGTTTTTTAGGCCCGATGCGCTCTGCTCAACCAGCCAGGTTGCGGCCTGAAGCTCATTCGCCGACTTAATCGTCTTCTCGTCGAGAATCGCGCCAGCGGCCTGGGCGGCGTCACCAAAGGTCTTGAATCCTTCAGCGTTATTGCGAAGCAACGGGAGCAGCGCAGTCGCATCGCTCGCGATAGCCTCCAGATAGAAGGTCATGTCCGACTGGCTGACCTTGGCCTTTTCCAGGCTTGAGACATACAAGCCAAGGGCCTGGGGGCCGCTCAGATTCCGGAACTGGTCTGCGGTCACGCCAATTTTCGGCGCTACGTTCTCGAAAAAGTCAGCAAGCGCGCCACCGTCGGTATTGAGGAAGTCGCCTACCTTGTCGTTCACATCCTTGAAGATGTCAGCAAGCTTCTCTTGCTCAATGCCAACCATCTTTGCGCCGGCCGCATATTTCTGAAACTCGGTCGTGCTCGCATTGGCAACGCTAGCAAGGTTTGCGATTTCATTGGCATTGCGAACTGTCGAAACAGTGAGGGCAGCAAGCGCGGTAATACCTGCCGCAGTGGCGGCGCCAATTGCGGCACCGACCTTTGCCGCATTCTTCTCGACTTCCTTGCGCCACTTTTCCGAGCGGCGCTCAGCAGCGTCCATGCCGGACACGAACCCGCCAACCTTGGCGATAATATCTAGCGTGAGCGTCCCTAGACTTCGCGTGGCCATCATGGACTCCAAAAAAATGCCCGTTTAGTTGCGGGCGGATCAGATTGCTACCCCCAGGAATCGAGGGCAGCTTCTAAGCTCAGGACGGGCTCATCCTCGTGAGGCATGAAGTCGTATATCTTGTAAGGCTCCTTGCTATGAGCATTGGCGTAGAGCGCAGACAATAAGGCCGTGCCACGCTCTATTCTCATACCAAGATGAAGACTGCCGCGCTTGTCCCTGAACTTGCACCAGCTCATGAACTCCCGGTAGCTGAGACGAGATTTGGCTTCTGCAATGGTTCTTCCGCCAATCCCACACATCACCAGCTCATGCCAGACCTCATCTAGTTCGCTGAGCTGGTCGTCTTTCCCAGGTTGTTCACCTCGGCGATAACGGTGAGCAGGGCGATGGTCAGGTTTCCATCGAGCGCGCCGCGACTGGGGTCGGCCTCGCCGGTGATATCTGCCGGCGTGAATACCGGCTTGCCCTCTTCGTCCACGATTGACGCAGCGATACGTCCCGCTACGCCATCGACCTTGCCATTCATCGCAAGGAGGTCGGAGACGGCGGTGCTGTACGACAGAGGCTTGACGTAGACGGTAGCGGTGACTTCCTTATCGCCTTGCTTCCATGTGATTTCCCTTTCCACTGGCGCACCCGTGAAAGCACCGATCGTTGCAAGATTTGAAATACTCAGCTGCATGTTTAAACCGCCTTTCTGATCCAGTAACCACGGCCAGACCGCTGAATAGTGAAGTTCGTAGCAACCACAGCGTTGCTCTGGAAATCGAACGGGAAGTCAGACACGTAGCCCCGGAAACGGTACCAGGTGCGATTGGCGGGCAGATTGAAGCCGCCATCACTCGCAACCGTCGGGATAGAGATTGGCTCCCCACTCTGGTCAAGCGGACCGTCTGACCAGCCGATGACCATATCCATTTCGATCTGATCGAATTCGGGGTCCTCCGCGAACTGCCAAAAGCGGTAGTGACTGTCATTTTCCGGGTCAGCATTCAGCGTCCCGGTTGCCTGCCCGGGAGTGCGCAGGCCCTTCTTGTAGGTTCGCGAGTTGTATTTCAGGCAGGTGTCTTCGATCTGGTCGGACGGGTTTCCGCCAGGATTGAAAGCGGTGATGCAATCGATCTCCAGCACACCGGGGCCATTGCTGTCGAGATTCGGATCGATTACGAAGAACTGAGTTCCTTGAGCCAAGATGGACATGGGTGTCTCCTGTCGCGGGTTTCTTGAGGCACAAAAAAACCCGCAGATGCGGGTCGTTACTTAGGTCGGTGACTAGCGGTTAACCCACCAGTCAACGTCGAAACTGATACGGTATAGGTCTGTTGGATCGTCCCGCTCTTCCCCGCTCCAGCGGGTGATCGTGGCGCGCAGTTCGATCGCGTTACGGATCGCCGTCGCGACGGCGCGAACCTGGGCGGCCGTGTCCGCGAAGACGTCCACCTGCAGGCTGAAAGAGTCGATGTCAGGGCGGTGGGCCAGGTAGCTCTCAGGCTCGCCACCAAAGGTCTGCCATGTGGCATAGGGGCGACCAGGCTGGTTTGGTGCTTCAGCGAACAGATAGAGTCGGGTCGGCTTCGCACCAAGCAAGGCGACAACGCCTGGGTCCTGCGAGCAGACTTTGAAAATCGGTGCGTACATCAGTTGCTCCCAGCGGCCATCTTCTGGGCGCGCTTGATTGCGCGGTCGATGGCTTTCTCGTACTCGCTGACGAAAGTGCTCGTGACCTCGGCGATGTTGTCGGCCAGCGCACTGCGCATGAAAGGTGATGCCTTCATCTTCGAGGTTCCAAATTCCCAGAGACGCCAGTGCGGAGTCGGCGCATTCTTCTGCTTGTCGACGCGGTCGCCCCTCGCCGGCAAAACAGCCCCATGGAGCACGCCAATACGGAAGCCAAGGTCGCCGGACTGCTTGAAGAGACGACCGTTCCACCGCAGGACGATGTTGTCGGAAATGCTTCGGCCGGTACCCGGGTCATCGATCTTCTCGGCGCCAGCCTTCGCGGCATTGAGCGCCACCATGGCCGCTTTTCGCAAAGCGGCGCGGCCACCCTTTCGGCGAATGTCGACGCTCAGAGCATCCAGCTTGCCCAGCAGGGACTCCAAGCCGGTGATGCTGAACTCGACGCCGTCAGCCATGGAACCTCCGGAAAGCGAAGCTGGTGATCCCCTCGCGGCCGATGTCGGACTCTTCCTGGTTGATCTCGACACAGCCGAAGCCGAGCCGCGCAAACCAGCTGATGAGACCGTTCTGAGTCCAGTACCAGAGATGCTCACCGGGCTTGAAGTGCTTGCTTGCCAGGCAGTCGGCCTGATCCTGGTAAATCGGCATCGAGACGAACACCCAGTCCACCACCTGAGCCAGCAACCCTTCAGGGTTCGGGATGTGCTCGAGACTGTCCCAACAGGTGATCGCCGGGATCTTTCCAGCGTAGGGGTCCAGGAAGCGGCCGCGCTCCTTGAGCCAGCGCACAGCGTCGGCATTTACGTCAAAGCCGAAGGCGCCAGACTCTTCGAGGAAGCGACCGCCGCCAATGCCAATGTCGATCAGGTCGCCACCGTGGTGACGTCGAACCATGCGCACGCGGGCCTTGGTCAAAGCTCCCCCCATCGGGGTGGCGTCCATCGCCTGGTACTTCTCGAAGTAAGGACCGGAGTAGTCCATCGGCTTGCGTGGGTGGTACCCCATGCCCAGCTCAGCCGACCACAGCAGGCAGTCGGCTAGCCCAGGCGGTAAGGCGCTCTGCATAGTTCGAGATCCTCTTGTCGCAGTTGTGTTCTTTTTGGGTGCAGCGACAGAAATTGTCGGGCACCACAAATTCGATTCGAGAGACGTCCATCGCCTTGGAGGTGATGAGCTCCGGCGCGTTGTAGCCGCCTTGGCCGCCGCAGATAATCAGCGCCTGCACCTTGGCGGCGATCGCTGCCGGTAGGAGCCAGCCGATTCCACCGATCACCGCCGCGGCGCCCTGCACCAAGGCCAGAAGCTGGTCGACTGGTAGCTCACCGCGGTGGAACTGCAGGTCAGCGACCGGCAGGGGATCAAGCGCCCACTCACGGCCTTCGACCAGGTCGGCTACCGAGACCACCTTGTAGCCGCGACGACGCATCTCGGTGGCCGCCTGGGCGATGTACTCGGGCAGCGGGTTTCGGGTGTCGGCCCGCCATTCGGAGCGAACCGTCGCCGGCCTGATCACCACGTAGCGGCCATCGACCGGCGATGGTCCGAAATCGGGCAGGTCCATCTCTCCGGGTGTTCGAGCGAAGCTGCGCATCATCCCGGGGAAGATGCCCTCTCGGCCGTAGCCAACCTGAACGACAGTTCCGCGCGGACGCCGTTGCCAGGTGCCCTTCGGTTGCCGGCAGATGTTCTTCATCTGCGTGCGCAGCCTGGTTACCGGCAGGATCAGGTTGATGTCTGGGATGTCCTTGTAGAGCTCGGGCCAGGGAGTCTCCAGCCACACGCCGCACGGAAGCTGCTTGATGAATGCCCGCTGGTAGATGTTGTCCCCCAGCCCCTTCATGCCGTTGATGATCATCATCGACCGTCGGTGACTCCTGTCGCGCAGCGCAGGCGCCATTCCTTGCGCCCCGTGGCATCCGTGTCGGCGCCGGTAATGGTGAAGGGCTGGCCCTGCCAGAGGAGGCGCCAGGTCATGTCCAGATCAGGGAACCAACGCAGGTTGACCCTGGCGTCTGTCTCGTTCTGCTTGGTGTTCGCCGCCATGAACTCTCGGCCGGCGCCAGTGAGCACTTCGGCCGGGACGTCCACCAGCAGCGTGCCGTCCGACAGCGAGGCGTCCACCCAGACCAGCAGCACGTCACCCGACTCCGAGTCCTGCTGCTGCTCCTGCGCCTGGAAGGTGATCCGGTGCCGCAATCGATTGGTCAGCACCTCACACCCCCAGGCCGATGCGGTACGGCATCAGCTTGACCTCGGCCAGTTCGCGCAACTTCTTCGCCTCGTCGACCGTCGCCTCGTAGTCGGCCTTCACCAGCGCCGCCACAGCGGTGAACACGCTGGGCGCCACCGGGTCCTCGCTGGACGGGACATCCTCGCTACTCGGTGAGCAGGGGTTGTCCAGCGGTAAGGTCGGCAACTGCGTGCGGCCGCAGAAGCGCACAGCCTCATCTTCGGCGCTGTCGATCAGCTGCTGGATCAGGGCATCGTCGGCGCTGTGGATAACGCGCAGGGCCTGCTTCACGTCCTGAAGGTTGATGACGCTCACGAGAGAACCTCTTCAAGGGGGCGCCGCGGGAAGGCCTCGAGGGCCGTCTCTCGACTGCAGTTGATGACATCAAGGCCAGCGAGATGGTCCGCCAGTTGGCGGAACTGCGCGGGCCACTTGTCGACGCTGCCGGCATTTCCCAGGACGGCCGGGTGGTCACCGTGCCAGTGAGCGCGGCCGCCGGTTTTCTGGCAGTCGTAGCCCAGCAGAATGATGCGCCGAGCGCCCCAGAAGGAGGCGAGCGACGCAGCCCCGGCCCCGCTATTCTGGAAATGATGGAAGCGAATCTTCTTCACGCCAGGGAAGGTCAGTGGCGCGCAGAGCTCGCCGCCGAAAGCATTGGCAGCCTCTTCGCCGTGAACCCTCCACCATGCCGCATCCATCGCGTACAGAACGTCAGCCCATGGACAGAGCCGGAATGTGGTGTTGGTGACGATTACTCCGCGGCCGGCTTCTTCTTCACGCCACGCCCGGACTGTTTCGCAGTCGTCTGCGGTGAGACTGGGGCCACTTGCGATGCAGACGACTTCTCGCCAGCGGCTGGATCGGGGTCCGCCTGGTTCTCGTCGTAGGTGACGAGCCCGTTGCGCTTCAGCGCGGCGGCATGCTGCGGGCTGACGTCGAATTGCTCATCGCGCCGGCGACGGCCGCCGTGGTCGAAACCCGTAAGTGCTGTTACCAGGACCATGGTCTTTCCTCAGGAGATGGCGGGGCCGAAGCCCC